GGTTAGGTCGGATACGGTTGGCACTTGAACATTATAGGTTGCTTTATTGGTCGTTCCAGCTGCGTGTTCTTTCCTTTCAAACTTTAACTGATTGAGGTTCTTGTCTGTGAACCTTATGTCACTACCATCTGCCTTGCACTTAGAAAAGTCAAAGTTCGTTGCATTAAGATAAATGGTAAGTGGAAAGTTTGTTAGATCCGCATCTACCGAAGCTGCAGGGATGGTTATTTTCTTTCCGTAGTTCCAACCATCCAGTTTTATTCCGCTTCTGGCTGAAATTATGCCAAACGTTATTAATAACATATGCCCACCTATGCCTTAGTGGAGCCCAAAAAGCCCCATACGTCAACGGCTTCATTTACCAGCACCGCATAGTCATACTGACTTGTAATTTTGTACTTTGCTGGGTTTATCGTTACCCCTGCGCCTTGAATAACCGCTGTTTCTGCAACTCCATTTCGTTTGATTGGTATTTGTGTACCAACTTGAAATGGAACCGATGAATAAGGTGGTACCGTTAGGTTTATTTGCGTGGCCGCATGAGTGCACACTTGAAGTACGCTCGCATCGGCCAGGGCAAGTGTTTTTGATGCTGTAACTTGGGCTATCGAAACCAACTCATCTGCCTTTAGGTCAAGCGCTGCATCAAGGCCTACTGTAAGGGTATCATTCAGATAATCCTTAATTACACCAGCCGCTTCATCAAATTTCGCCTTGAATGCATCTGTTGTTAGTCCTCTTTCTTGAGGCGTCGTGCCAAGTCCCGCAATAATATTAAGTAATGCTGTAAGTTTTGGTAATGCCATAGTTGCTCCTTTCTATGATGATTTGATTTCTCCGCCCATTCTGGTTGGCAATGTGATTGATAGCACTGTAACGCTATCTGTTCCTTCGCTTTCTAGTTTAAGTTTGAAGTAATCTATTTTCTTTGCTCTTATCTTAAATTTCTTTGGCTGTGGGCTATAATTTGTTGAAAAATCAAACCCAAGTAATTGTTGTTCCGGCGTTGCGTCGATTCCGTAAAAATAGAAATCTTCAAACCCTGACAGTGCGTAAGATGCCGTAAAGACTTCCGAGGCATTATCTTTGTCTGTTTCGTAGGTGCCGTCAACATGGGTTCTCGTGAGTGGTAATATAGATATGAATATCTTTTTAATAAACTTTCTGATCCAGTCAACCCCAAACGAGAAAAATCCCATCTTCCACACCGCTTTTATTATCTCTCCGTCAAATGTGCCTGATTCTTTATCAAACTTCATTATCTTACCGTCTGACATTCCTATGAACAGGTCGCTTTCTGCTATGGTAAAACAAGTCGGGGTGTGGGGCAGGTCTAAGATGTAAAACATGTCTGTTCGGTAGTTTAAAACCCATACTTTTTTACCTATGCATAGCCAGTACTGACCTTTGTCGTTCCAGTCTACTGTTAAGGCTTTTGTCAGGTCTTCAAGGTCAAGGTCGTTTTGGATTCTTTGAGATTTCCACTCTGCGTTTTTCTCGTTTGAGATATAGGTGGAAACCCATTCGTAGATACCTTTATCAATGGTAAATGTGTTATTCTTAATGATTTGTGTTTGCCCCTTCGCAACGTTTCCGTATTTAGAGCTCATCGGGAATACCGGGAATAATGCCGTTACCGCCCCTGTTGCTGGATCAGTGTAGTCTTCTTGCTCTGAGTACCATGCAGACGCGCCGCTTGAATCTCCACTGGTGAAAATAAGCTGCTTGTTGTACTGGATGCATATATCAGTAATTTCATACTCTCCTACATTTGAATCTGCAAACATAGGGAAATATGAAGGGTCTGAAACGCCTGACATGGTAACCCCGCTAGGGAACCTTGAGTTCTTATAGTTTGGGTTTCCAAACAGCCAAAACCGCGCATAGTATACACCGCCGTAATATCTGTTGTTGGTTATCATCTGCCTGTTTCCGGCAGTAACCTTTGTCCAGGTTATCACTACGTTGTTTACTCCGAGTGGAGGCTTCGTTACAAAGGTTACTGTTCCGCTTACAAGGTTGACTGAATAATGGGTTCCCAGTACTTGTAAGACTCCATTTACCGTTACCGAGTCGACGGAGGTAATGTTTAGTTCAGGCAGTTGGTAGACCGTTGCTACGTTGTCACCCGATATCTTTTTTATCTTTGTGCCGGTTAGGTAGTTAATTGATTCAAGTATTGTTCCGCCTCCGCTTGGAGGGCTTGCCGTGTAGACTGTAGGAACATATCCAGCTACCAGGACGATTGCCCCAGCGCCTGACCATTTGTAAAGCTCTGCTGTATCCATGATATAGACTGTGTTGTTTGATACGAAGAAGGTCGCTAAGGCATCTACCACAACTCCAAGGTCTGTATTTATATGAGTTGATAAGTCGTGTTCATATATATGACCATTGCAACTAAAAAGGAAGTGGTTAACTCCTGATAAAGAGCCATACCACATCCCCCGAATTTGACCTGCCAGCCCTTCAAACAGTCTTAAATATCCATTTACCTTTTGAAGCTTTAAATCGTCTGTGATGACGAAATTTGACATCTCCGAAGCCTCTCCTAATTGAAGAAGTGTTTCTGTTGACGTCTTATTTACGCCTAGGAACTTATCGATTGTAAATGGTTGTAATTCTGCCATGTTAACCTCCGTTCCAAGATACACCGTACACGTCTTCAATCACAGAGCTTAACGTGGATGTTGCTTTTATCAGAGTTACTTTTAGTTCTTTGAATTTACGCCTACAAATCGCCGCGAGGTCTTCGTTCTGATCTGCTATGGCGTAGTGCTCTGCTAGGTAATATGCCCCTGACGTTGCGGCAGTATCATCAATTTCTAGCGCCTGGGTCAATAATGTTATTTTTACCGGTATTGCCGAATATAACAATCTTACTGTCCCTAATTTTTTAAAATAAATGTATAGGTCACTATTTCCAAATTGTTTATACTCCACCTCGCCAAATTGAATTTCGCTATTAATGAACAACACGTCTTTTACTTTCCTAAAATTAATCGGCAAATCAAACTTTGTCCATTTATAGAGAAGGGCTTCGTCGGTATTTACATATTCGGTAATATTAAATAAGCAATCGGCGTCAGCCATTTCTTTTTGCCATAGATCTATTAGATATGGTGCACGGACGGCATATTCTTTTGTTTTGCTTGGGTCTATGGATCCGTTTTCGGAGATTTCATCAATTATAGAAATCGCCTGATCATGGATTTCTCTTGCTAAATACATGGTTTACCTCCTTAAAGGATTTTATTAAATATAGGAAGCCATCACCTTCACGTCGCTTGCCCCAATTATAGTTGTATCTGTATCTGCAGGGAGTCCGGTTATTCCTATCCCAAGCCCTAGGATGAATTTATGCCCTAGGCTCCCAAATTGAATGCTTACAGTCGAACTTGGGGCAATGGCTATTGTTAGTACCGGTATGTCCGTTCCTACGGCCGGCGCCGTGGCTTTGTTGTATAGTTTTAAATACCTGGTTGATGCACTTGCATTGCTTGCTACAATATTCAGCAAGGTTACAACCCCTGTTTTTAACAGGTTGGCATTAACTGTCGCCGCCGAATTAATATTGCTTGCCAGAGGTATTGGCCTTGCTGCTACCGTGACTAAGGATGGCACTACGCTCCATATCACCCCATTGGTTACATATGTTAGGCCTGTGTCATATTCGTAAAACTTTTCAGTTGGAGCGAATTTGCCTATCGCAGCCGCTATTCTTTCAGCGCTCGTTCCGTGTGAAATGTCTCTGATTTTGGTAATTGCCATAGCTCCTCCTATCCTACGGAGATAACCCCCGTGAGTACTTTCTTCATTTTCATTCTTGCTTCTCTATCCATGTTGTACGAGTCTTCCCATACAGCATAGATTGACTTTGGCACGCCTTTTTCGAACTTGATTCCTACTGGAATCGTGTATGTAACACCATTAAGGCATATTGGCATGTTTGAGCCTTCTGGGTAAAGCTGTGTTGGCGGGATCATTATATCAACTTGTTCCTCTGCTGCCAGTTGCTCTCTAAAACTGTTATACACTTTAGTAAGTTGCCCCTCTGTTGGTGGCTCTTTGGTTTCTTTTTTGGCAGCCTTCACGCTTGTCTCTTCAGGGGCTGTTTCATTAACTGCTTCGGTTTTAGGCTCTACTGCCTGATCTAATTCTTTATCTGTCATGGCTTCATTCTCCTTATTCAATGGGTTCTCCTTACACGCTTTTTCGTGCATGGCTATTCCTTTTTCCTGGTATTCTTTACCACAATATTGGCATGTTTGCATTTTAGGTCTTCCTTTCTAAAACAAAAGGGGCGGCCGAAGCCACCCCGCATAGATTATGCTGATACAGCACTTTCAAATCTTAAGCCGGAAAGCTCATCAATTCTTAGTGTTGCGAACATTGCCTTCCAACCAATCGATGCTCTCTGGTTTAGTGGGTCGGCTGTTCCTGCGGATCCTGCTTCCTTTACGATAATTTTAGGCTTTGAGGAGCCTTTGATATCAGGAACCATGTAAGCGTTAGAACCGAAGCAATATGACAGATGTACAGGTACTCCTGCAGCTCCGCCAGTAGGGTAAATCTTTGCATTGTCAATTTCCACAAAGTAGATACCTGCTAACTTAGCAATAACGCCGTCTCTTAATGCCTTCGAGTTGTCATACTGATTGAATGACTTATATTCAGTCATGTTCTTAATGTCATAGGCAACGTCTGGGGAGATTAGACAAACATAACCCATTCCGCCATCCGGCATCGTGATTTTCTTAACTTTGTTCTTTTTCATTGTCCTGGCCATCTTTAAGATGTCAGCATATGAAATTACTGCAGCAGTTAAGATTCTTGATGCCACTCCATTAGCGTAGGAAACATTTGTTCCTGCCATAACTACATCGCGAACGATTTCATCAATTGACTGCCCTGCCTGCTCGCCAAAAAGCTTAGATACTTCGGAGATTGTGTCATCTAGTCCAACCATATCAAGTTTTTCAGTGACGATTGCATAGTTGCCGTATTCAGCTACTGATGCGGATCTCTTTACAACAACCAGATCTACTCCGTCAGGCGTAGCGCCTTCTGTGATAGCTGTGGTCGAAACTGCTAGATTCTCAAAGCGTCTGATTGATACAGTATCGCCGGAGTTTCTAGGAAGTTCCTTTTTCTGGCCATACTTATACCACTGAAGTTCAGGCATAAGTCTGTCGTACATTTCTCTGTCATAGATTTCAGCATTCTCAGTTGTAATGCCGGTGTATCCTGCAGCACTTGCTGCCAGTCTGTTTACGTTAGTTGCGAACAACTGTAAATCAAAATTCATTTTTCTCATTTCTTTTTATTCCTTTCGTTGATTGCGTACCTCTTCCCTGTATGCTTCAAACTCTTCTTGGGTCATATCTGCGACATTTTTCGTCTTATGAACGACACCATCATCTAAAGCACTTCCTGGGGAAGATGCAGCGTTTTTATTGAGTTTACGGATTGTTTCTTGTTCTGTTTCCAGCTTAACTTTCTTGACATGAATTCGGTTGTAAGCGTCTAGTAGTGGAATCCCCTTGGCTTCCTTCAGAGCAAATACTTCCTTTGGTATCTGTGAGAAGTCCTTCACTTCAGGGTATTCCTCGGTTAGTTCAGACCATTCAGCATAAATTTGCTGTTGTCTTTGCATTGATTCTTTTTCAATCCTTGCAGCTTTAACGTCAGGATGCTCGCTTACAAGTCTGTCTATGTCATCAACACCAGCGTTCTGCATTTCCATTTCATAGAGAGCTTGATTGTAGTCGGCTTCTGACAATATAGGCTTGCCACTGATTGGCATTACCTGCCCTTCATACAGCTTGGCGTATACAGTGTCATTGGCCTCTTGGGCAGCTCTACTAGTTTCTTCTTTGAGTCTTCTTGCAAAAGCTTGTGTTTGAGTAACCTCTTCAGCGGCTGGCGCTGCAGGATCCTCTTCACCTTCGGGTGTTTCTTGTGTTTCTTCTGTTTCCTCTGCTTCCTCTGCTTGGGCCTCTTCAAATTCTTGTGTTTCTTCCACTGGGGCCTCTTCATAGTCATTGAATAATTGCAGGTCTAGTGAGTGTGCGAAATTCACGTTATTAGCAGCACGTTCGTAATCATTCATATTTCTCCTTTATTTGTTGGCGAGGTTCGGTTTTATCCGTTTTGCAGCCTAATTTAAAAAGCACCCCGAAGGATGCTGCTTATCAAATGGTAGATGTGTGACCACCTCCTTTTATTGTTCTACTCTTGCCAGTTCCGTTTCCGCTATCACTGTTGGGTTATTTAGATCCGGGCCACAATAGTTGGCGCAGATTCTATTTTTCGTTTTCGGATCAATGGCAGAATTGGTGCAAACCCATTTTCTCTCTGTGTAGATTTCCGTGCTTCCTGCCTCGGTTGTCAGTCTACTTTTTGCGATTTGCAGCGGGAGCCCACAGATGGGGCAGTTGTGTTCGTTTGGTTCCATGTTTTCTCCTCTCTTGTTTATTTAAACCACTTGTTCTGGCAAAATTATTTGTTCTTGTTCTAGCTTCGCTTGTGATTCTTGCTTTATGGCAGCTTGGAGATCAGGCGAAAGACTAGATATGAACTTATCAAATTCTTTACCCGTGTCTGCCTGTTTCCTCTTCATTTCTTCGGCTGCCTTTTCCTGCTGTTCCCTGGTGTCAATTAGTCTCTGTTTCTTTGTGACTGAACCTTGTGGAAGTCTTTCGAGATACTCAATAAAGGTTATCAATTGTTTATCAAGCCAACTGTTAAGCATGTTGAGGTTCGTTATCTCTGAATACTGGCTTGAAGCTCCTACCTCAATTTTCAGTCTCATGTTTACATCTTTGTAGATTTCTCCATTGAAGTTCATTATTTCTTCTTTGCTGTCTTTATTTTTCACAACAACAGCTCTTGTGGTGTTGAACTTCGCTTTCCAAATATCAGCCCATATAAGTCCGGCGTCTTCCATGCACTGGTAGAACCTTCGTTGTACTCCTTCTAAAGGAATTGCAGATTGTCTTTGCGCCCACATCATTGCGGATGTGTTATCGGCCTTAGCATCGCCAAGAGCGTTTTCGCTGGCTCCTGCAAGGTCTTTAGTCATTACTACGATTTTATCTATCAACATTGGGATGTCATTACTTATTTTCCCGGTGTCAAGGTACCTGGCTGCGCTTGTGATGTCTCCATCAACCCCAATTGCCGTTCCTACTCTGTTTGTAGGTTTGTTCATTCTTGTACGGTCATAAATGAATTGAGGCGTACCGGTTCTTTGCGCCGAAAGAATAGCCTGGGCCATTAGCTGGTTTACTGCTATCTGATTCGGTATCTGCCCTTTCATTTCGCCCATACCATAAGCGAAACGTTTACGAATATCCCAGTTCATTGCTGCTACTGGGTATATTGTGTAGTCTGTATCGTATTCAGGCACAAACTCCACGGATTTGCATGATTCTTTACAATATATTTTCCCATCCTTAACGAAGTAGTGCATTAAGGTTGTGAGTTTAGACTGATCGTCAAGTTCCAATTTGGCTTTGTCGTACCCCTGATCCTGCGTGTCAGTATCTGCTGTAATTAAATTGATTAGTCTTT